ATGAGTAGTTTATCACTGCATTACAAGGCCAAGGACAAAAACGGGACCGAGACCACGGTCAAGAAAACGTTTTTGGTTCCGCTGGCTGAGCTGTACATCGAACCGGGCTACAACGTCCGCGAAATCGACCAGGCGCATGTGGAAGAATTCCGCGATGCCTTTATCGCCGGTGAGTTTGTCCCGCCTCTGGCCGTTCAGGTCACAGAGCAGGGCATCAAAGTCATCGACGGTCATCATCGCTATCACGGCGCGCTTTTGGCGACTGAAGCAGGGCATGAGATAGCGCGGCTGGAGTGCAAAGACTTTTCCGGCACCGAGGCCGATCGCATCGCCTTCATGGTTACGAGCAGCCAGGGTAAGCCGCTTACCTCGCTGGAGCGCGCTGCTGCATATCAGCGCCTGGCTAATCAGGGTTGGTCTACGTCAGAAATTGCCAGCAAGGTGAAACGCTCTGTTGGTGATGTAGATCATCACCTTCAACTGCTTTCCTGTGGCGATGAGCTTATCGCAATGGTGAAGGCGGGCGAGGTGGCACCTACGACTGCTGTAGCGCTTTCTCGCGAGCATGGACCGAAAGCAGACAGCGTTGCCCGCGAGCAGATGGAGAAGGCCAAGGCGGCCGGGAAAAAGAAACTTTCACGGAGCGCAGCTATCCCTCAGTTCAGCGCGGCGAAAGCGCGGCGCCTGGTAGAGCTGCTGGTCGATGCTGAGTTTGATCGGGATGGCGGTTTCGATCAGCTCATCCTGGCTATGGGAACGGCAGACGAGATAAAGCGGATCGTCGCTGAATATCGCGCTGGCATACCGGCAAGCGGGGGCGGCGATGAATCTGGCTTATGACAATGTATCACCAATCAGGCCCGAACTCAGGGCCGTGGAGCGTCGCGTGGCAGAGCTTGAAGATGGCTACGCCAAACTGTCGAACATGCTTCTTGAAGAGTATGCCGGAGCCGATCTGACCAAGCGCCAGTTCAAGGTTCTTTTGGCAATCCTGAGAAAAACCTATGGATGGAATAAACCAATGGACAGGATAAGCGATTCTCAAATAGCTGAGATAGCCAGACTCCCTGTCAAACGCTGCAATGAAGCGAAGCTGGAACTGGTCAGGATGGGACTCATCAGGCAGCAAGGCGGCATGTATGGCCCTAATAAAAACGTGTCGGAATGGTGTGTCCCTCAAAATGAGGGAATATCCCCTAAAACGAGGGAGAAAACATCCCTCAAATTGAGGGAGCGGAATCCCTCAAAACAGGGGGACACAAAAGACACTATTACAAAAGATAAAAAAGACATTAAACATACGTCCGAGAATTCTCACGAATCCTCTGACGAACATCCGAAGAATCTTCCTGTTGTCCGGCCTGATGCAGCGGTTCATTCACCGAAGGGCGACAAGTGGGGAACCGCTGACGACCTGCTGGCTGCTCAGTGGATTTTTAGCCGGGTTCAGGTGATCACCCCGACAGCGCAGGAACCCAACTGGCCCGCCTGGGCAAACGACATCCGCCTGATGCGCGTCTCCCTGACTGTCAGCCACCGGGAAATCTGCGAGGTTTTCACCTGGGCAAACAGCAATCAGTTCTGGCAGACAAATATCCTCAGCCCGTTAAAGCTGCGCAAGCAGTGGGCGACCCTTAAAGCGCAGATGAGCCAGCCAGCTCGCAATGCGCCATCCAGTTCACAGCACCAGGTTCCGCACTGGAACGACCGCAGAGAGTGGGAGGAAAATTTCATATGAGAAATCTCGTAGCCGCAATAAACAATCGCGACAGCAGCGCGCTGGCCCGCATGGCTGGTGACGGCCCGCAGCCGGTAGACCGTGGCGTTAACGAAACCGTTGAGCGCCTGGTCGACATGCTGTTCATGAGCCTCAAGCAGGTTTTCCCTGCATCGGTCAGCACTGCACTTAAAGACCCGCGCGACGAAGCCTCGGCTAAGCGCCAGTGGGTTATCGCTTTCGCAGAGAATGGGATCAGCAAAAAGCAGCAGCTTTCAGCAGGGATGAAACACGCTCGCGCCAGTGGCTCGCCGTTCTGGCCGTCGCCAGGGCAGTTCATCCAATGGTGCAAACAGGGCGAACTCCGCTCCGCAGGTCTGCCGGACGAAGACGGCCTGTATGACATGGTGATGAAATACTCCGCCCGCCGCGGTCTGATTGACAGCCCCGAAGCTTACCCGTGGGAAAGCAATGCCGCCTACTGGATGGTCACCGGCCTGTACAGCACCATGCGCGCCAACAACCTCTCTGAGTCTGAGCTGCGCGCAAAATGCCGCGCCGAGCTTCGAAAAATGGCATCGCGTATCGAGTCGGGCGAAGACATCCCGCCACCGCGCGCGCAGTTGGAAAAGCTCTACATGCCAACAGCCAGCGAAAAGGCCTTGGACAACGTTGCCCGGCTGAAAGCACTCGTCAGGAAAGGGAGAGCATCATGAGCGACAGAATCCGCAGCAGCTTCGAACGTTTTTATCAAAGCGTGCACGGTGATAAGCACAGCATGACCCGTTCGCACCTCGGCTATCAGGATGAGGTTGTCGATCGCGCGTTTTTCTTCTGGCTGGCAGGACGGGAAGGAGCGAGAGCATGACACAGGTTACGCAGCTGATTATCCGACCCTCGCAGGACCAGACGCGCAACCTGCTGCTGGCAATCATCGACGTCGCCCGTAAGCAACCGCCGTCACACGAAACGCTGACGCATATCCGCACGCTGGCCGCAGAAGCTAACGATCTTATGGATTCCTCGTCTCCTGAGGTTGTGGCCCCAGCCAGGAGCAGCAGGCAAGTCACCATCTCAAAGCGGGATTACCGCCAGATCTGCAACGCCTACATCAACGCCGTAAACGCCAGGCAGCAGCTCCTTATGGTTCACCGTGGTGACAATCCGTTTTCAGATGCAGCCGTGGGGCGTCTTGAAGATGCGTTTCACGTAATTATTCAGCAACTGAAGGAGGTTGTTGATGGAGATACCGAAGGACGGCATACGCCTTCATAAATCGAACTTCAGCGCCATCGGGCAACAAATCCTCCCCATGCTCGACTCTGGCGAAACCTACCGGCTGATCATCAAGCCGTGGCGCGAAAAGCGCAGCCTCAACCAGAACGCCTTATCCCACATGTGGTACAGCGAAATCAGCGACTGGCTCATCCGGCGCGGCAAAGACTTTGCCTCTCCTGAATGGGTGAAAGACGCGATGAAGCACACCTATCTCGGCTACGTGGAGCGCGAGATGGTCGATGTGGTGACAGGGGAAACAACAGTCATCCGATCGCTAAAGCACACCTCAGACCTCGACACCGGCGACATGCATTTCTACCTCACTCAGGTGGAAGGCTGGGCGCTGAACTTAGGGTGCAGGCTGACGGTACCGGCTGACAGCGAATACATGAAACTGAAGGACAAACAAAATGGGTAGAAAAAGCACCTGGACACAGCAAGAACTTGAATACGTCGAGCGCGTGGCCGGAAAGGTTCCTGCGCAGGTTATTGCTAATGCGATCAACAAACCGCTCAGCACGCTGCGAACCAAAGCTAACGTCATGGGGCTCGGGTTAAGCGTACCGAAACGCATACTCGAAAAGCACTGGCCTGAGTACCTGAAAAAGAACGGGGGCAGCAATGCGACAAACGTGGTTCACGCATGACCCTGTAGATACCGATACCGCCAACGAACTCCTTTCCCGCTACGCCGCCCGCAACATCCAGACCCAAAAGACACTCGCCACTGACCCTCGCTTATGGTTGGTCAGCGCGCTGCTGCCCGAGGGAAACCGCGAACCACGGAGAGACTCGACTTATGAGCACAAATGCTGGGCGTAAGCGCTGCTGCAGCTGCATCACCGTGCTGACCAGTGAGGATAAACACCGATTCGGGGTGATCTGTGAAATCTGCAAAGAAGACACCTGGTATTACGAGCACTTCGACTACCTCCCGTTCCACGCAGCCGGGCGATATGTCCGTTATCAGCTGCGCTGGTTGTGGTGCGCCTCTGCCGCCGGGATGGGTATATGCCTGCGTCCGCTGCTGCGCTGGCTGGATGCAAAACGCAAACTTTCGAATGCACGGAGAGAGCGATGAGTAAATTACGCAAAGAAGCGCGGGGCAGGGAATGCCAGGTGAGGCTTCCAGGCGTATGCAATGGCAACCCGGAAACAGTCGTTCTCGCGCATTACCGGATGGTCGGCATTTGCGGCACAGGAATGAAGCCTGACGACCTTTTCGCTGCATGGGCATGCTCAGCCTGCCATGACGAGATAGACCGGCGTACGCGTCGCTGTGAAATAACTGAGGCTCGTATCGCACACCTGGAAGGAGTCATCAGAACGCAGGATGCTCTGCTCAGAGAGGGGAAACTAAGGCGATGAATGAATACAGGCTCGAATTACCCTGGCCGCCCGGAAACAACCACCTCTTCTCAGTGTTCCGCGGGCGAAAGATAAAAAGCAAAAAGGGAAGGGAATACACCGCAGCAGTAACCAGGCAAATCTCCGAAGCAAATCAGCAATACCAACTGGCCGGAAGGCTGAAAGTAAAAATCCTCGCATATCCACCTACGCGCGCCCGACGTGACCTGGACAACCTCTTCAAAGCTCCTCTCGACTCACTCACCCATGCAGGCGTCATCGCTGACGACAGCCTCATTGATGACGTGCGCATGGTGCGCTGTGAAGTGGTTAAGGGCGGCAGGCTGGAAATCATCATCACTGAGATGGAGCAAGCAGCATGAGCCTTGAAGCAACCATAAAATATCACTTCCCGAAGGGTCAGAACTTCAGCGGCACAGCGCCACAAACATCGCCCGACGCGATGACCGGCACCGACTATGTGGCCGCCATGGGCATGACGCAAAGCCGCGCGCCGCTGGGTTACGCTGCTTTCATGGGGAAAGTGGGAGTAAGCGAGAACGACGCCGCACGCGCCGTATCCCTGTTAACTGAATTTGCACTGCAGACCTGCGATCGGGTTGCCGCCCTTCGCAAGCTTGAAACAGATATTAAACCAGCCGTGATGCAAGTGCTCGCAACTTACGCGTACCTCGATTACTGCCAGAGCGCTTCAAGCAAGAAGCCCTGCAAATGCTGCAGCGCGACTGGCTTTATCGATGCGGAAGTGTTCACGATGAAATCGCGGTTTGGCACCCAGCGCCCCGGTGCAGTGACGGAGATAAAGCGTCTGGATAAAACGCTGCCTGAAAATACCAGCTACCAGGTAAGGGATACTGAGCGCGTTCTGTGCCCTGAGTGCAAGGGAAAGTGCGTAGTGTCTTCGGCGTGCAGGGACTGCAACGGGAGATGCAAAGCCCTAGACAGAAGGCAGACTGAATTTCAGGGTGTCCCGGTATATCGCGATTGCAAGCAATGTGGCGGCAGGGGATTCGAATACATCCCATCAACGGTGGTTCATCGCGCGGTTTCTGAATTGACGGATGCTATTAGCCTCGATACATGGAAAAAGAGTGGCAAGCAGTTTTATGGGACGCTTATATCGAAACTGGAGGCTGAAGAGTCTTGGGCTAATACCGCGTTGAAAAGGGTAACATCGTAACGTAAGTGGGAATAGTACATTAAATTATCGTGGGCTATTTACTTTTCCCGAATCCAGGGTTACGATTCCTAACAGTGAAAGCTACGTCTTGTTGTTGAGCGGCAACAAAACAAAGCAGCCCACAGCTTAAAGTGGGTACTAAAGCCCTGCGGATTTATGCCGTGGGGCTTTTTTTTGGTCTGAATTCGGGTGAGAAGCACAGCGGTTGTGCGTTCGGCTGTTAACCGATTGGTCGCTGGTTCGAATCCAGCCTTGCCCGCCAAATCACAAGGCACTGCTTCGGCGGTGCCTTTCTGCTTTCGCCCCTGCCAATCACTGCACACTTCGGATTATCCCCGCGTGGCAGAGGGCGATTTTTATCCATAAAAAAATCCGCACTCAGGCGGATTCTAATCATTGGCTACCCAACGGCAACCGGGCTTTTCTCTCTCGACAAGATAAAGGCTAATCGGACTTGTCCAGTTCAGAAAGTAGACAATTCCTAATTGGACAAGTCCCCGATCCGGGGGTGGAAATGATTCGCATGAACCAACACGCAGACACTGCAATCAACGGGGGCACCTGGATGGCAACTCTTTCGAGCCTTGCCGGTGTTGTGACACTCGACCGTGTGTACATGATCACCGCCGTGGCAGGTTTAGTGATAGCCATCTTTGGGTATCTGGATAAGCGACGCACAGAAAAACTCAAGCGTCAGGAAATCGAGGAAAGCATGCGCAGTGAGCGTGAGCGCCTCGAACTGGACCGGGTGCGCGCTCAGGCGGTGCTTGATTACCTGCAAGGAGAAAAAGACTCCCCGGCGGTGCAAAAGTCACCTGAGGTAATTCAGGGTATCAACAAAGTGCTTGATGCCGCTAAGGAGTGATTATGGCGCTTTCACCTGTACTCCGTCAGCGCTTGATTGCAGCTGCAGGTGGCGGCGCCATCGCTATCGCTTCGGTGCTGATTCCAGATCTGGAAGGTAACTCTTTCACTCCCTATCGCGATGTTGGCGGTGTCTGGACAGTATGCAACGGCATAACTGGCCCCAATGTTGTGAAGGGTAAAAAATACACCCAGGCGGAGTGTGATGCATTGCTGGAAAAGCACCTTCAGCCATATGCCAGGTCAGTAGAACGCTCCGTGAAGGTCCCATCGAATGCATATCAGAAGGCTGCGCTTATCAGTTTCAGCTACAACGTCGGCATAAGTGCATTCGAACACTCTTCCGTCCTGCGTAACCTTAACGCTGGCCGCTACCAGCAGGCATGCGATGGGCTCCGCAGCTGGATATACGTAGACCGTGTAAAAATTCAGGGGCTGGCTAACCGCCGTGAAGTAGAGCGTGAAATTTGTAGCTGGGGTCCGAAATGAGCCTAAGCCGAATTAAATGGGATGCGGTCTCTATCGCAGCGCTGCTCCTGCTGGTCATCGCGCTCTGCGTCACCGTAAAGCTCCAGTCATCATCCAGAGCGTTGCTCGCTCAGCAGAACGAGCAGCTGAAGCAGGAAAAGACATCAGCCGAGGCGATCACGACTAACGTCCTGAGGGCTACGGCGCTCTTCAACGATATCGCCAAGGCAACCCACGATGATAATCAGGCCAGCAATGCAGAAAGCGAGCAACGATTGGTTGTTATCAGAGAGGCCGTCAAGACTGATAAATGCGCTGTGGCTCCTGTCCCTGCTGCCGCTGTTAACCAGCTGCGCGCGCACCGAGACAAAGTACGTTCAGGTTCCTCCGGTACAGATACCAGTAAGCCTGCTGGCTGACTGCGAAGTCCCGCTTATCCCTGACCCGTTCACATGGGGCGACAGCGTAGAGCTGAATGAGCGCCTTCTTAACTCGCTGGCGAACTGCAACCGCGATAAGGCGGCTATCCGCAAAATCGAACTGGAACGGCAGAAATGAAAATCCTCGAATGGCTGAAAAGCCTGTTCATCCATCCCAAAGAAGAGAGCACCGAAATGTCAGAACCCCTGAATGATACAGCAACCGCACAGCCTGCAGTAGCCGCAGCATCGACTCCGGCAGCCGAAGTGAAAGCAGGCGTGCAGGACTTCGAAGCGGCGCTGGCGTTCGTAGAGAGCGGTGTGGTCCAGCTGGGCGCAGCGGCCAAAGACGAGCTGAAAGCGCTGGCAATTAAGTACCTTTAACCAGACCTACGTTACAAAGAGCACCATAGGCCTGCATGTGAATGCGGGCCTTTTTTATGCGCCTCGCACGCGCAAATATCAATCCCAGAGCCTACAGAAAGCGAGCCTGAGAGAAACCCGTATAGGTGCGGACCTCTCTGGGGCGAGTTTCTCTGTGCGACAGGCTCACTTTCTATAGGTATCCGTAATGAAAGAAATGCTCGCTGTAGAACGTGAAGTGTCCATGAATAGCCTGGACTTCCTCAATAACATCATTAACCCGGCCCGTGTCGAAGCTGGGGAAACCCCTCACGAGCCACGTAAATTTTTGGCAAAAATTGAGGATGAGTTGGAGCTGGACGGAACCGGAAAAAAATTCCGGTTAAACAATAACCACACTCAAACAGCATATTACGATCTCGATTTTGATCAGATGATGCTGGTAGGAATGAGGGAGTCGAAGGCCGTTCGTCGCGCTGTTCTTGCCAAGCTTAAAGTGATGCATGGCCCGCAGATTCCACAATCATTACCAGAAGCGCTACGCCTTGCGGCCGACCTGGCTGAACAGAAAGCTCAACTGGAAAGCCAGTTAGCAATCGCCGCACCCAAAGCTGAGTTTGTTGACCACTACGTAGAAGCATCTGGCTCTATGGGGTTCCGTGAGGCGGCGAAGCTGCTGAAGATAAAAGAAACAGACTTCCGCCTTTTCCTGATTGAGCAGGGTGTCATGTACCGACTGGCCGGTAAGCTGACCCCATATGCTCAGCACCTGGATGCTGGCCGCTTCACAGTAAAAACAGGTGAGAACCAGCATAACGGACACGCTTTCATTCAAGTTAAGTTCACGCCTAAAGGAATTCAGTGGATTGCTGGTCTGCTGGCAGCGGCCAACATGCAGGGAGCAGCATAATGAACGAAAACACAGATAAAATTGTTGCCAGTTTAATCCAGAAAGCCATGAGCGGAGTCGACCAGGCTGTTGACTTCAGCAAGGCTCAGTTGCCAGAGGTAATAGAGCAACTTATGTACTGGAAATTTGCATCATACAGCCTCAGGATTTTCACCGGCATTCTAATCATGACCGCCATGACCTTTGCATTTAAAAAGGCATGCCGGTGGCATGAAAGCACTGGAAAGGAAACAGCAGGCTTCGTTGGGATAGTGTCATCGGGAGCCATCCTCCTTGCATCCTGTGTGGTGCTTTTTGCCAACATCGGAAACCTGATACAACTATGGCTAGCTCCTAAGGTCTGGCTGATTGAGTACGCGGCACAGCTTATCAGTCAGAATTAGAAGTGGAGAGCCTCTTTCACAACGGCTTTCATCACAGGGCGCATTTGCGAGTGCGCCCGATGATGAAGAATTTAGTGTTCAGAGATGTATTCGCTCACTCAGTTTTCATTGTGAACTGGTGATAGGTGTGAAGTTGATAAAAACCTAGAGCTTCGCCTGTCGTGCGTCGTATTAGGGAGGATATCAGTATCATCAGCTTGACCCGGTTTGGAGTCTTGGGGTCCTTTAGGTGATATTTAGCCCTTTTACTACCGTCTTCATTGTAAAACTCAGCGGCTTCTTCAGCTAAAGGGACCTTGTCTTCACCGCCTATCGACTTAACGTGTGAGGACAATGATTCAATGACGCTATTGTCGATGAAATCATTTTGAATTTTATGAGCCAAATTGTTCCTTAGCTGGTTCAGTTTGTCTAACGCCTTAAAGGTGGCTATGGGGAGGCCCAACTTAGCTGCCAGTTCCAGCTTTTTAAAATAATTTAGTTTGAATGTTCTGCCTTCCTTAGGATCAGTATCGAAGAGATCTTCTTTCCGAATCGCTGCGCAAATAAAAGCCTCAAGAAAACTTTCAGTAACAAGGTGCAGCCTTAGTACAACACCTAAATCGTCAGTACTGTCTGTAGAGGCAATAAAAGCGTTCCTAACTGAGTCATTATCAAAAAGCTTACGAAATATAAAAAGGTTCATAACTTATTAATCCTAGGGGCTTTTATGGCACTCACCGACAAACAAGAGATGTTCTGTCGCGAGTACCTCATCGATTTGAACGCCACGCAAGCGGCCATTCGGGCGGGGTACAGCGATGGTTCAGCACGTAACCAAGCACACCGCCTGATGACAAATGACGACATTTTGCAGCGTATCGCAGAATTAAATCAGGATCGACTTAAGCGCACCAATATTGATGCTGACTACGTGCTCAGACAGGCAGTAAAGCTTCACGAGCGCTGCATGCAGGAAGTCGAGCCACTTACAGATCGCCGTGGTGAACAGATAACTGACGAGCAGGGCAGAACGGTCTATGGATTCGATGCTAAAGGCGCTGTTGCGTCGCTCAAGCTGATTGGCGATCACATCACTGTCCAGGCGTTCAAGCAGCAGACTTCAACCGAGATTACTGGTGCTGATGGCGCGCCTGTGAAAGTCGACGTAACCAGCATGACGCCACAGGAAGCTGCTGAACAGTATAAAAAGATGATGGGGTAGAGGCCGCAATTAGCGGCCAATACTGAGTAATTAGCCTTTGCGACTAACTCGACCAAGTGCTTTGGTAGCGGCAATTTTCACATCAACATTCAGGTCTTGTGAGAGCTCTATTAACCGGGATGTTATCGCAGGAATGGCGCTCCCTCCTTCTCCCAACGCATAAATTGCTGCAATCTTTATATCGTTATTAAGTTCACGAGTAAGTTCTAATAACCTTGAGCTGACAGCGGGAATCATAAAGCCTCCTTTAGGATTAGTCCGAAGGTAATATGTAATTGATCGAGCGAGAAATCAATAGTAGGTCGACAGATGCCAATACCATTCCCTTTCGACTTCAAGAACCCGGATTACACTCAGGTTTTTGAGTGGCGGATGGAGAGGCTACAGCGCATCCGCGCCAACCCAGCGATGCTGCCCTCGCTGAAGGCGTTTTACCGGGATAATCCAGCTCAGTTCATCATCGACTGGGGCATGACGACCGACCCGCGAAACCTCGACTACGGCCTGCCGGTAACCATTCCCTTTCTGCTATTCCCTAAACAGGAAGAGTGGATCGACTGGATAATGGATCGCCGTCGCAGCATGGAGAACGGCATCACTGAAAAAAGCCGTGAGATGGGCCTCAGCTGGACATCAATTGGCCTTGCCTGCGCCCTGTGCCTTTTCAATAAGGAAATGGTGATTGGCTTCGGCTCCCGCAAAGAGGAGTACGTGGACAGCACCGGCGACCCAAAGGCTTTATTCTGGAAAGCCCGAAAATTTGTTGAAACGCTGCCTGTAGAGTTTCGCGGCAACTGGAGCGAGAAAAAGCACGCTCCATATATGCGTGTAGAGTTCCCGGAAACTGGTGCCGTGCTCAAAGGCGAGGCTGGCGACAATATCGGGCGCGGTGACCGTACAACGCTTTACTTCGTGGATGAGGCGGCCTTTCTACAGCGACCATTGCTGATTGATGCGGCCTTGTCGCAAACCACGCGATGCCGTATCGACCTGTCATCAGTAAACGGTATGTCGAACCCATTCGCGCAGAAGCGGCACGGCGGACGCATTCCGGTATTCACTTTCCACTGGCGCAGTGATCCGCGTAAAGACGATGCCTGGTACCAGAAAGAGTGCGCGAAAATCGATAACCCTGTTGTCGTTGCGCAGGAGCTTGATCTGAATTACAGCGCATCTGCTGAAGGTGTCCTGATTCCTAATGAGTGGGTACAGGCCGCCGTGGATGCCCATATAAAATTGGGTATAACTCCAACCGGCCAACGGCTCGGAGCAATGGATGTTGCCGATGAAGGCCGGGACAAAAACGCATTTTCACGCCGCCACGGTTTCCTGCTCGAAGAAGTGGACGAGTGGTCTGGTGTTGGCAGCGACATTTACAGCTCAGTTGTGAAGGTGTTCGGCCTGTGTGACCACAACAATCTTGAAGCTTTCCGCTTCGACGAGGACGGTCTGGGCGCTGGCGTGCGCGGTGATGCAAAAGCTATCAACGAATTACGCCAGCCTGAGGGGCGACCCTATATTCTCGCAACTCCTTTCCGAGGTAGTGGCGCGGTATTCGATCCCGATGGTGAAGCAGTCAAAGGCGATAATGGTCAGCCATCGCGCCTGAATAAAGACTTCTTTGCCAACGCTAAAGCCCAGAGCTGGTGGCACCTTCGAAAACTCTTTCGCAATACTTTCCGCGCTGTTCAGGGTATGGAATACAACCCTGATGAAATCATTTCTCTTAGCAGCAGCATAACCAACAAAGACAAGCTGATCGTCGAGCTATCCCAGCCGACCTACTCCATTAATGGGGTGGGTAAAATCGTCGTGGATAAGCAGCCGGAAGGAACCAAGTCACCTAACCTGGCCGACTCGGTGATGATCAGTTACGCACCAATGGAAACATCACTCGATATCTGGGCGCAACTTGGCAGAGGCTGAACATGTCCGAAATTCCAAACGTGTCGCAGCCTGTACCGACGCGTGACAGCTATGAAAACTTCGTTGCCCGCATGGGCGTTAACGAATCGAACCAGTCCGGAGCTGGTACCTACCGCAATAACTGGACATCGCGCAACAGGCTGCTGATCGAGCAGGCTTACCGGTCTTCCTGGCTGGTGGGTGCAGGCGTTGATGCCATACCTGATGACATGACCCGAAAGGGCGTCACCATCACCTCCAAGCTGGAAGACGGGCGCAAGAAGCAGCTTGATAACGCATGGGATGAGATGGCGCTGTGGGAGGCTCTCAACGACACGCTGAAGTGGGCAAACCTTTACGGCGGTGCTGTTGGCGTCATCCTGATTGACGGCCAGAACTATTCGACGCCGCTGCGCATCGAGACCATCGCCAAGGGTGCTTTCAAAGGGATCATGGTGATGGACCGCTGGATGCTCAATGCCACTACAGAGCGTCGCGTCACCGAACTGGGGCCAGATTTCGGCATGCCAGAGTTTTACCGCGTCGTGACGTCAGCAACAGGTATCCCGCCGTGGCGGATACATCACTCCAGGCTTATCCGCTTCGACGGCGTTCCGCTGCCTTACCAGCAGCGCCTGACCGAAAATGACTGGGGCATGTCGATCATCGAACGGTGCTTCGATCGCCTGCTGGCTTTTGACAGCACCACCACAGGCGTGGCGCAGCTGGTGTATAAGGCGCATCTGCGCACCTACAGCATTAAAGGGCTTCGCTCCCTGCTGGCTATGGGCAAAGACAATCCGGCATTTAAGGGCCTGATGGCGCACATGGACATGATTCGCCAGTACCAGAGCAACGAAGGCATGACGATTATGGACGCCGACGATAATTTTGAGGCTCACACCTATTCGTACGCCGGGCTTAGCGATGTGCTGGCGCAGTTCGGGCAGCAGGTGGCAGGCGCGTTCGGTATTCCGCTGGTTCGCCTTTTCGGTCAGTCTCCAGCCGGTTTCTCGACTGGTGACACTGACTTAGCCAACTATTACGACAACGTGTCTACCAAGCAGGAGCGCAAGCTGCGCCGACCGATCCGTAAGCTGTTCGAAGTGCTGCATATGAGCCTCTTTGCTCAGCCGCTGCCTGACGACTTCACGTTCGAATTTAACGAGCTGTGGCAGACGCCGGACAGCGAGCGCGCGGATACGGCCAATAAGGTCGTCGACGCCACGGTGAAAGCCGTCGACGCGGGATTGATGACCGAAAAAGCTGGTGCGCAGCATCTGCAGGAAACGGCTCGCGTAACCGGACTGGGTGGCACCATCAGCGACGAGGATATTGATAATGCCAGTGACATCCCGGCGCCGACGGAGGCCGACCTCGATAACGTCGAAACCACCGAACCTGAAGCGCGCCGAGACGCAGCTGCGAACACAGCTACGACAGATAGCGCGTACGGTGGGGGCAATCGTCGAGGGTTCCTACGACGGTTCAAACGATAGCGTAACGGACATCCTCGACAGGCTGGAGCGCTATGCCGACCTGATAGAGCCATGGGCGGAAGCAGTATCAAGCCGCCTGATAGGCACGCTGGAAGTCGCAGACGATGCAATGTGGCGTGACAGGTCACAGCGTATCTCTGCCGGGCTTCGCGAACTGATGAACTCAGGCACTGGCGCGGTAACGCGCAGCATTATCGACGAGCAGGTAAAGCTGTTCAAATCGCTCCCCCTGCAGGCTGCCGATCGCGTTTATGACATCCACAATCAGGCGATTGAGGCCGTGGTGTCAGGTAAGCGTTCCAGCACGCTGGCGCAGGAAATCATGCGTACCGGCGAAGTGACCGAGGCGCGGGCCCGAACCATTGCCCGTACTGAGGTTGGCCGGGCGTCTACTGCAATCACCCAGGCGCGATCAACCGCCATCGGCTCCCGCGGCTATATCTGGCGAACGGCCGATGACAGCGATGTGCGCCATTCCCACAGGCAGATGGAAGGCCAGTATGTCGACTGGGCTAAACCGCCCACTCTGGACGGCATGACCGGCCATGCAGGTCAGTTTCCCAACTGCCGCTGCTACTGCGAAGTTGTCGTCCCCGAGGACTAACGATGCAATATTTCTTCACCACGCGCCTCGGCAACACTCGATTTGAGATGGCCGACGGCTCCCTGCTGTGCAAAGACGTGCCGATCGCCCGTACCGGCGCACAGGTTTACGACGAGAGCGAGCTACCCGGCATTATCGGAGATGACGACGGCGAGATTGTCGTGACGCGCGATGCCGATGAGGTATTCCGCCCCGAAACGCTCGCCTCCTTCGAAGGCATGGCCTTCACGCTGGGCCACCCGAAAGACATGGTTAATCCGGGCAACTGGAAAGACTACGCCCACGGGCATATCCAGAACGTCCGCCGCGGCACCGGCGACCAGTCGGATTTAATGCTGGGCGACATCCACATCAAAACCGCCGAGGCCATCCAGAAAGTAATGGGTGGGCAAGATCAGATATCGATGGGCTATGACGCTGAGTACCAGCAGAAAGGGCCCGGTCAAGCCAGACAACACACCATTATCGGTAACCACTGTGCGAGCGTTCCCCAGGGTCGCGCAGGTATTCGCTGTTCAATTGGAGATAGCACATTCATGACTACCAAAAATCAGGGCTGGTTTAGCCAGCTGAAGCGGGCCATTAAAACCAAGGATGCCGATAGCCTGGCTGATTTGGTGGACAATGCGCCATCAGAACTGGTCGAGCCAAGCCTTGATTTGGCGCGGGCAGTAAATATCACCATCAACCCCGCGCAGCCGCTGCCGCCTGAAAAAGAGCTTGGCGGCCTGACCACTGATGATAACGGTGAGGGCGGCGCGCAGACTACCAGCGAGCTTGAGGCCAAGGTCGATGCGCTAGCGCTGCTGGTTCAGCAGCTGATTAACCCTGCTTCTACCGCTACGACCGACTCTGACGACGATGAAGATGAGAAGGACGAGAAGAAGAAGGCCACCACTGATGCTGCTTATCATCAGGGCGTCGTGGCGCGCGCTGAGCTGATTATGCCCGGCGTGAAGCTCCCGGAAGGCGGCAAGCTGGCGGCGTTCAAACGCTCCACCATGGACGCAGCATTCAAAACGCCGGAAGGTCAGGCGCTGCTGGCTCCGCTGGTTGGCGCTTCGCCTGACTTCGCCAAAATGCCGAAGGCAACGCTGGACGCGGTGTTCGTATCCGCCAGTGAAATCGCCAAGGTACGCAACAGCGCGCCAGCCTCTGCTCCGCGCGCATCGTTTTACGATGCCTCTAACAAAAACTCTCCGGCTGCTCTGAACAAAGCATTCGCCGCCCACTGGAATAAATAAGGGATAACCCATGACCGCATATCTGTACCGGATGCCAGTCGGCATCGCCGGGGCTATCTCACGCCCGCAGGATCTGACCACTGAGCCGGTAATTCTGGACTCAACCAACACTTTCAGCGCTTACGGCCTGGTTGGTAAAGACAGCGCGGATGGCAAATTCATCCCGCTGGCTGCTTCTGACGCGGCAACGGTTATTACCGGTCTGTACGTGCGTCCTTACCCGACCACCTCAACGCCTGACATGGTTCGCCAGGTCGGCGCCGGTAAAAACTTCACTGGTGACGTGATGAAGCGCGGTTACATGACCGTGAACATTGGCAGCACCGCAGTGAACCTGACCAAAGGCGCACCGGTTTACGTGCGCAACGCCAACCCGACCGACGCCAGCCCGCTGGGCGCAATTCTGGGCGCGGCTGTCACCGACGAAACCGTCGTGCTGCCGAACGCTGTTTTCACTGGCGCAGGCGATGCCGCTGGCAACGCTGAAGTCGCATACAACATCTAAGGGAAACGCTAAATATGTACACTTTTGACCAAGCCACTCTCGACGGCACTGGCGCTTTCCTGGTTGGCGAGCTTGAGCGCCTCGATCAGGAACTGAATATGCCCCTGGTGGGGTATACGTGGTCGCGTGATATTCAGCTGCGCGAAGACGTGTCGATCGCTGATGATATCAGTTCTTTCACCAACTCCACCTTTGCCGCAGCAGGTACACCGAATCCGAACGGTAAAAACTGGATCGGCAAAGACTCCACCGCCATTGCTGGCCCGAACGTCGATATCGCAAAAACTGGCTTCCCGCTGACCCTGTGGGGCATGGAACTGGGCTGGACTGTTGTCGAGCTGGCCGCCGCCGCAAAAGTTGGTCGCCCGATCGACACGCAGAAGTTCGATGCGATGCAGCTGAAATGGAACATGGACACCGACGAGCAGGTTTATCGCGGTGACAGCCAGTTGGGTGTGAAAGGCCTCGTTAACTACAACGGCGCCGCAGTAACCAACGCTCCGAAGACGTGGGCAACCTCCACGCCTGACGAAATCCGCGCATCAATCAACCTGCTGCTCTCGAATGCATGGGCTGCGTCTGGCTACACCATCGTTCCGCGCGATCTGCTGCTGCCTCCTGAGCAGTTTGCTCTGCTGTCAAGCATCATCGTTTCCTCTGCCGGTAACCAGTCGCTGCTGACCTACCTGCGCGAAAACACCATCGCCTTCCATCAGAACGGTGTGCCGCTGAACATCCGCGCGGTGAAATGGCTGAAAGGCGCAGGCGTCGGCGGCACTGACCGCATGATGGCTTACACCAACGACAAGAAGTTTGTGCGCTTCCCGATGGTTCCGCTGCTGAGCGTGCCGGTGCAGTACCGCGGCATTTATCAGCTGACCACCTACTACGGCAAGCTGGGCGCTGTTGAGTCTCCGTACCCGGAAACCATGGCGTATCTGGACGGCATCTAACCAATCCGGCCCCGCGAGGGGCCAACAGGAGCAACAAATGGCTAAGAAGACGATCCGCGTCCACACCCCGTTTAACTTCACCTCAGAAGACGGCACCAGTCAGCACTTTGCGGCAGGCGAACATACCGTTGACGATAAAGTGGCAGATCACTGGTTTGTCACTGCGCACTCTGACGTGACCGGCAAAGCGAAAGCCAGCGCTGACGCAAAAGAGTTCCAGGCGCAAATCGACAGCCTGACCACTCAACTGGCGGATAAAGACCAAACGATTGGTGAGCTTCAGCAATCAGTTTCTGATAAAGACGCACAAATCGACAGTCTGAATAAACAGCTGGCCGACCTGCAAGCGCCGGTAGAGGTAAATCCTGATGTCGAGAAACCTAAACCTGCCGACAGTAAGTGATTTTCGCCGCGACTTCCCGCAGTTCGCTGACACCACTAAGTTCCCTGACGCAGTAATCCTGTTCCGCCTTAACCTCGCCGACATGCTGATTGACGGCTCCGCCATGGGGAACATGTTTCCTTATCTGGCAGAGCTGTTTGTCGCGCATTACATGGTGCTGAATGCCGCAGACACGGCGGCCGGCGCTCTTGGTGGTGCTGGTGGCGCAACGAGCGGCGTGGTTGCGTCCAAGTCGGTAGATAAAGTCAGCGTGAGCTACGACAACAGCGCGACGCTTAATGCCGATGCGGGCTTCTGGAACTTCTCCCGCTACGGCGCGGAGTTCTGGCAGCTGCTGATGCTCTTCGGGTATGGCGGTATTCAGCTATGAAATCAGGCCTGACCATTCGCGCCGACACGGCGCAAAGCATTCTGGACGCCCTTAAAACCCTCGCTAACAAGGATGTTCTGGTGGGCATCCCGGAGTCGAAAGACGAGCGTGACGATGGCGATATCGGGAATGCGGCGATCGGCTACATCAACGAGAACGGCTCCCCGGCGCAGAACATCCCGCCGCGGCCGCACCTCAAGCCCGGCGTGAAGTCGGTTGAGCAGGATTTCATGCCGCACCTGAAGGCAGCAGCGCAGAAAGCTCTGGAAGGCAACGAAGCAGGCGCGGTGACGTCGCTCGACCGGGCCGGGACGGTAGCAGCTAACGGGGTGAAGCGGTACATCACCATCACCGGTTTTACTCCCCTGGCTGACGTCACGATAGCCAACCGCCTACGCCGGGGTCGCACCGGTAATAAGCCGCTCATCGACACTGGCGAATACCGCCGTTCAATCACGCATGTAGTGAGGGATAAAGATGCCGACACTTGATGTAACTGACGTGCTGCTGTCGCCTGAATTCCTCGATACAACGCTTGTAGTAAAGCGCAACGAGCAGACGGTTGATGATGATGGCTTTGCGGTAAATAAAACGACTGTGACGCAGTTTGGTGGCGTTGTGACGGTTGACCGCTCACTGGAGGCTAGGCGCATGCAGGCCGGTCAGGTGATCAACGGCGCAATCCTCATTATCACTACCTTCAGACTGACCAGCGGGAATACCGGCGTCGATGCGGACATCGTGACTTACCGCGGACGTGACTACCGCGTGACCTTTGTTGATCCGTACACGGCTTACGGCACTGGTTTCGTTCAGGCACATTGCGAACTGCAGCCATTTGATGGAGGTCCGGGTGAGTAACAGCAGCACATCAGCCGGTTATCTGACACCCGTCAGCGCGCCGCAGGCTTACGACGAGACGCTGGAGCGTGAGCTAAGCCAGTGGGTGCGAGCGCTGTCAGGACTTCCGACCGGTATGGTTCGCCCGCGCTGGACAGCGACACAGGCCGCTATCCCTGCTGCCGACGTGAACTGGTGCGGGTTTGGCATCATTGGTTTCACTGCCGACGATGGCCCCGCATTCGTGCGGCAGACCGATGACAGTAATCAGCTGTGGCGGCATGAGGTTATCGAAACGCTCGCCTCGTTTTATGGCCCGCAGAGCCAGTCCATAGCGACACTGTTCCGTGACGGGCTGACCGTCGAGCAAAACAACGAAACCCTGAAGACAAACGAGCTGTCGCTCGCTGATTACAGTGAACTGACTGCTTCCCCTGAGCTTACCAACAACCAGTGGGTGCGCCGGTACGACATCACCGTGCGCCTGCGCCGCAAAGTTATCCGCGATTACGGCATTAAATCTCTGGTCAGCGCGCCAGTATCATTCTTTGGAGATTAATCTATGGCACAGGGCTTACCTGTATCCAACGTTGTAAACGTTGATGTGATCATGTCGCCCACTGCGGCGACGGGTCGTAATTTCGGTTCACTGCTCATTCTCGGCACATCCACGGTTATCCCTGTGTCAGAGCGCATCCGCCTCTATACCGGATCGGAAGATATCGGCACTGACTTTGGCGAGGACAGCCCGGAGTATGCTGCCGCGCTGGTGTATTTCTCTCAGTCACCGCAGCCGACGCAGGTTTATGTGGGTCGCTGGGCCAAAACTCTGGCTACCGGGGAAACCGGCAGCGTAGAGACGCTGGCGCAGGCTATCAGCGCAGCTCTGCAGTTCACCAACTGGTATGGTCTGGGCATCGCCGACGATGAAGACCTTACCGCAGCGGAGATCACCGCGACCGCCGCCGCAATTCAGGCATCAAGCCTCAGCCGTGTGTTTGCCGTAACGTCTGACGATTCCGGCATCATCGATTCAGCCTCGACCACTGACATCGCCTCAACGCTCAAAGCTGCTGGCTACGGCCGCACTTTTGTTCAGTACTCGACGAAGAGCAAGTATGCGGCGCTGTCTGCATTTGGGCGCGCGTTTACCGTCAACTTCACCGGCAACAACACCACGCTCACACTGAAATTTAAAACTGAACCGGGCGTGACGTACGAAACCCTGACAAGCGCGCAAGCGGCCGCAGTTGATGCGAAAAATGCGAACGTTTTTGTCTACTACGCGAACGACACGGCGATCCTGCAGCAGGGCGTGATGGCTAACGGCGATTTCTTCGATGAGCGCCACGGTCTGGACTGGTTGCAGAACTACGTGCAGACCGATCTCTTTAACGCGCTGTATACCTCAACCACCAAAATTCCGCAGACAGAAGCTGGCATCACCCGCTTGCTGTCTGTAGTGGAGAAGTCGCTCGACCAAGCGGTTTCAAACGGGCTGGTTGCGGCCGGTGTATGGAATAGTGGCGATATCGGTCAGATCACTGCAGGCGACACGCTGACGAAAGGCTATTACGTCTATGCGCAGCCGCTGTCATCTCAGTCTCAGGCTGATCGCGAAGCTCGCAAATCACCGCTTATCCAGGCGGCTATCAAACTGGCTGGCGCGATTCATTACGCCGACGTTCAGATCAACGTTGTTCGCTAAGGGGACATAAATGGCGACTTATTCTTTTATGGACGTCGTCGCGTCCCTCACCGGACCGACTGGCTCTATCGACCTCGGCTATGGCTCTGCTAACTCCGAGGAAGGCATTACCGTCACCATGACGGAAGCAAAAAACACCATGACTATTGGCGCTGATGGTGAGGTGATGCACAGCCTGCACGCGGGTAAAAGCGGCACTATTACCGTAAACCTGCAGAAAACATCACCAGTAAACAAAAAGCTTTCGCTGATGTACAACGCGCAAAGCCAGTCTTCAGCGCTGTGGGGCAACAACGTGTTAGTTCTGCGTAACCATGCGTCAGGTGACATCGTGACGGCCCGCGCCTGTGCCTTTCAGAAGCAACCTGACTGGAATAACCCAAAGGTGGCCGGGACCGTAGCGTGGGTGTTTGACGCCGGTAAAATCGACGAAGTTCTGGGGGAGTTTTAATTCATGGAATTTGAAATCAAAGGCGTCCAGTACCGAACCGCGAAGCTCAGCGTCTTCGACCAGCTGAAAGTGTCTCGCAAGCTGCTCCCGGTTCTGGCCGGGGTGCTTGCCGATTTTCAGGGCATAAAGGCAGCAGCTCAGGGCGGCGATATGTATAAGGCGATGGAAACTGCCTTACCGAAAATCGCTGATGCACTGGCGGGCATGTCCGAGGAGGACACTAACGCGATCATCTTCCCATGCCTGTCCGTGGTTTCCCGCCAGAACGGCAAAACGTGGGCGCCGGTCATGGCGCAAGAGCAACTGATGTTCGATGACATCGATCTGATGAGCATGCTGCAAATGGTCGGTCGGGTGGTAGGCGACAGCCTGGGAAATTTTTTGCCCGCACTCCCCGCCAGCGAGACTGCGCCCCAGTAAGCGGTCTGACGCTGGAATCACTTCCTGATGGCGAAGATTTTCTGATGCGCCCGGTTGATGCCGGGTACATCAGCTATTCCGCCCTGAAGGATGGTTCAGTTGACCTTGCAGACATCGCTCGGATGAACGACTGGCTCGACCTGAAGGCAGACAACAATAACCGCATAGAGCGCTGGAGAGAGGCAAATGAACGCTGAGACTATCAAGGATTTTCTGGTAAGCCTTGGCTTTCAAATTGACCAGAAAGGCGCGGGCGAGTTCGACCGCACGCTTTTTACCATTACCTCCACGGCATTAAAACTCGGCACTGCCGTAGAAGGCGCAGCGCTCTCCGTTGTTGCCTTCACTGCGAAGATCGCCAGCAGCCTCGACAACCTTTACTGGGCATCTCAGCGCACGGGCGCGACGGTCGCGGGCATTCAGGCGATCGGTTATGCCGCCTCGCAGGCTGGGTCGAGTGTAGAAGCTGCACGCGGCTCGCTGGAGTCTCTTTCCCGCTTCATGCGCAACAATCCCGGCGCAGAAGGCTTCCTGAATCGCCTCGGTGTGCAGACGCGTGATGCCAGCGGCAATATGCGGGATATGGCGTCCATCTTCACCGGCGTCGGCCAGCAGCTGAACAAAATGCCTTACTACCGCGCAAATCAGTATGCGCAGATGCTGGGCATTGATGAAAACACCCTGATGGCAATGCGGCGCGGGCTGGGCCAGTTCAGCGCTCAGTATACGCAGATGGCAAAGGCTATCGGCTTTAATGCTGACCAGGCCGCTGTCAGCTCTAACCGCTTTATGACGTCTCTGCGCGCATTCGGCCAGATGGCAGGGATGGCGCGCGACAAGATCGGCTCTAACCTGGCTGAGGGCCTTGCTGGCTCAATCGACACGCTCCGCAAGCAGATTGTCGACAATTTCCCGAAGATTGAGCAGACGATTACCAGCGGTGTGAAGGGCATCCTGTGGCTTGCCGAGGTGATTGGCCGCGTTATTTACCGGCTGATACAGGCAGGCGGCGATATCATGCAGTGGTGGTCGTCGCTGGATAAGTCGACGCAGCGCCTGATTGAGGTATTCGGCGCGCTCGTTACTGCCTGGCGCATCCTGAATGGCGCGTTCCTGATGTCCCCGATAGGGATTATTACTGCTCTCGGCCTTGCCATTCTCGCGCTGTACGACGATTACAAAACGTGGAAGGAAGGCGGCCAGTCACTCATAGACTGGAAAAAGTGGGAGCCTCAGATCAAGGGCGCTATCAAAGGCGTCGACGATCTAAAAGATGCCGTTATGCGGTTGCTCGGCATTGACCCCCAAAAATGGACGGCCAAATGGGACATGAGCAACCTCATGGAAAACCTTGGCGAGCTGTCCAAAATGCTGGATGGAATAGCACGCCTGCTCAACGCCATTAAAGATGGCAGATGGAAAGATGCCTATGCGATTGGGCGCGAGCTGATAAATCAGGGGAAAGGTAATCCAGATGCCTTGCCTGCTGTAACTTCCAGCGCAGACAGCGCCGCTGAGTGGATTAAAGACAAAACAGGCTTTGATCCCAGAAGCATCGGCCAGTGGGTGCGCGGGCTTGGATCTGAAGCACCTAAACCGACCAAAGATGGCGCGGCACTCCTTGGGTGGATGAAGCCTGCACTGGATAAGCTTGAGCAGGCCTATCGCTTACCAGAGGGGCTGCTGCGAAGCGTTGCGATCACCGAGTCCGCAGGAAACCCCAATGCCATGTCGGGCGCTGGCGCACAGGGGCTGTTTCAGCTGATGCCCGGCACGGCGAAAGATTTGGGGCTGCGTGGCAACGAGGCGTTCGACCCGGTTAAGTCTGCCCAGGCTGCGGCGAAATATCTCTCTCAGCTGCTAAAGGCCAATAATGGCGACCTTCCCAAAACGCTCGCTTCTTACAACTGGGGTATTGGGAACGTGCAGAAGCATGGCATGGCTCTGATGCCGGAGGAAACACGGAACTATATCCCGCGCGTTCTCAGTAATATGCCTGCCAGCGGCGCACAAATCAGCCAGGAAACCAACATCCATATCCACGGCGTTAACGACCCGAGCAGGGCCGCCAGTGAAGTCGCCGACAAGCAAATGGCAGTGAACTCTCGCTTTTCACAAGCACTCGGAACGGGGCCGCGCTGATGGACATTCTTTCTACGCTGTTTTCTCAGCAAAGCCGGAAAATCGGATTGATAGTGCCGGACGTGGTAATCACCGAAAAGCACAGCGACACGCTGGAAATCACAGAGCATCCCGTCGAAAAGGATGCTCCTGTTGCTGACCACGCCTTCAAAAGACCGCCTGAACTGGTGATGGAGGTAGGTTTTTCTGGCGGAGGGTCATTGCTGGATCTGCTCGATACGTCCTCGATAGGGCTTAGCCTCGGCCTCAGCCCGAAAGAGGTTTATCAGCAGCTGATCGACTTGCAGGAAAGCCGCGTGCCGTTTGACGTGGTAACCGGTAAACGCCTTTACACCAACATGCTGATCCGCGTGCTGGATGTAACGACTGATCGTACATCGGAAAACGTGCTAATGGCGACGCTGACGCTGCGCGGGGTGATCATCTCTTCAACGCAGACGATATCGGTGGCGGATAAGGCTGATATGTCGCAGGGCGTGAGCACTTCAGCAGTGCAAAACTCCGGCGTTAAGTCGACGAAGCCCACCGCCAGCCAGTCGATTTTGTCGAAACTGTCCGACCTTTTTTAAGGAGCCACGATGCAGGCCAGTGAAATCCCCCTGTCACCAGATAATCAGCAGTTCGCCGTGGCGATAAACGGGGTTAATTACTCGATAAGGACGGTGTGGCGTGACGCTGCTGGCTGGGTGATAGACCTGCTAGACAGCAGCGGCGCAGGCATCGTGACCGGCATCCCATTGGTCACGGGCGCCAACCTGCTGGCATCGTTTTCTTATCTCGAACTCGGCTTCAGGCTCGTGGTGCTTTGCGATGATCCGGCGCAGGACTATCCCACAAAAACAGACCTTGGCATCAACAGCCATCTCTGGGCCGTAACGGAGTAAACATGTCACAGAACTGGATGCGCCACTTCGAGCTGCAAATCCTGTCCGAAAGTGGTGAAGGCATTAGCCTGAGTGACTTCAAGGTGACGTTTCGCATTGAATGGACAGACACCCGTTGGCCGCGCGTGGCAATGGTGAAGATTTATAATCTCTCCAAAGACACCTGCAGCCGCATTCTGGGTAAAGAGTTTGCGAAGATAAAAATCATTGCGGGCTATGACGGTTTGCCAGCAGAGGTAGATGTCAGCCAGGTTGGGATGGCTATCGAAGTTGGTCAGTCACAAATCGGCCAGACAAATGATGCGAATTTCGGTGAGATTTTTAGCGGTGAAATCCGCTTCACCGTGACCGGGCGTGATAACCCCACCGATTCCTGGGTGCTGATTCAGGCGATCGACGGGCATCAGGCATTTATGAACGCCAGCGTAACTACTACGCTCGCTGCCGGATACACGGTTGCCGATGTTCACTCTGCCGCTATGGGTAGCTTCAACCCGTTTGGCGTGAATAAAGGCATCACCGGGGACACGCCCGCTACAATATTCCCGCGTGGTCGGGTGCTGTATCAGTCAACGCGCGATGTAATGGACAATGTTGCTTCACAAAGTGGCGCGACGTGGCAACTGGTTGACGGCCAGGCACAGATGGTGCCGAATGATAAGTACATCCAAGAGGCGATCGTACTGAACAGCGATACTGGTCTCATTGGAATGCCGCAGCAGACCATGGGCGCAGGCGTTAACGTGCGTTGCCTGATAAACCCGAACATCAGGCTTAACGGGCTAATTCAGATTGATCAGGCTTCTGTGTACCGAACCAGCCTTTCGGCGGATGAGATTAAAGCATTACCGGGACGCGCCAGCGAAGAAATCGTGAATGGTAACCTGTCGATAAACGGCACATTGCAACAGCCTGCAAGTATTGCGGCCGACGGCTTATATATCGTTAAGTCCATAGATTATACTGGGGACACGCGCGGGCAGCCCTGGTATATGGATATGATGTGCTTCGCTCGCGGATCAGCTGATTTGCTATCAAGCTCTGCAATTAACAGGGGTGCTCCGTGAGGAAGTTTCTTTTATTACTGCTGCTGCCATTTACTTCGTTTGCTGCAAGTGATGCTGGTCAGCCATTTATGAATTGCGGTGACGGTGATTACATTCTCTATTACCCCAAAGATGACAGATCATTCATCCAGGTAAATGGTTATCAGCCCCTAAACCAGACAATTAAATATCTCGGTGAGCAGGGTGACAGCTCTGCCATGCTGGTATCAATGCCTTTCTCCCGCGACATGATGTTGCAGTGGGAGAAAATGCCCAAGCGCCAGCGATTATACATTTACGATTACCCTGATGGGGTTCACCCTCGGATGGTTGAAAAAATCGACTGTAAATGGATAAAGAATTCAAAATAACCCGCTTCGGCGGGTTTTTTATTGTACCGGAGTAAACATGTCAGTAAATCCTCAGTCGCTGGCTGGCGGTGAGCAGCAGGCTATGAAGACGCTTTCTGACAGCATCTTCTCAATGCTACGCGTGTCGCTTCCTGGCATCGTTGAATCATACAACCCCATAGCCAATACCTGCACCGTTCAACCCGCAATAGCGGGTCAGGTTGCCGATGCGGTGGGCAATTTTAAGTCAGCACCATTACCCCTACTCGTCGACGTGCCGGTGGTCTTTCCGCGCGGTGGCGGCTGTACCATCACTTTCCCGGTGAAAGCTGGGGACGAGTGCCTGGTAGTGTTTTCCGATCGCTGCATCGACTTCTGGTGGCAGAACGGCGGTGTGCAGGAGCCGGTTGATCCACGACAGCATGACCTTTCTGACGCCTTTGCGTTCATCGGCCCGCAGTCGCAGGCGGAAGTGATAGGCAATATCAGCACCTCAACGCTGCAGATGCGTACGGATGACGGCGCGGCTTATATCGAACTCGATCCAAACAGCCACGCCGTGAATATCGTGGCGCCGGGCGGCCTGAACGTGACGACGCCACTCGCCAAATTCAGCGCGGCTGTAACCATTAACGGATTGCTAACGTGGATGGGCGGAATGGTTGGCAGCCTGGCTACCGGCACCGCGGCAAAAATCACAGGCGCCATCGAGTTTATAGGCTCCCTCAAATCAAACGGGAAAGACATTAGCGACAGCCACACGCACAGCGGCGTGCAGTCTGGTACTGGCAACTCAGGCAAGGTGAACTGATGCGATACAGACGCGAAGATGACGATGGTGATTACACATTCGGGCAGGGCGATGACACCTGGCTGATTAACTCGCCGGAAACGGTGGCGCAGGCGGTGAAAACGCGCTTCCTGCTTTGGTACGGGCAGTGGTTCCTCGACACGACAGAAGGCACGCCGTGGATCCAGTCTGTGCTGGGCAAGCAGAAGCCAGAAACCTACAACCTCGCCATTCGTCAGCGCATCCTTGAGACGCGAGGCGTTAACTCTATCAAGTCGTTCGATACGACGCTGAATACCTCATCCCGCCGCGTGGTATTTACCGCGACGATTGACACCATCTACGGAACGACGACAGTCACAAGCGAGGCGTAATGGCTCTCAATTTAGACACGCTGGGGCTCTCCGCTACGGTGACCGCCTCAGGGATAAGTGCGCCCGATTACCAGACAATCCTGAGCACTATCACCGAATATTTTCAGCAGATTTACGGCACCGACGCTTATCTGGAGCCAGACAGCAAAGACGGTCAGATGGTCGCGCTTTTTGCGCTAGCGGTACACGATGCCAATAACACGGCGATTCAGGTTTACAACTCCTTCTCCCCGTCATCTGGCATGACCGATGCACTGACGCGTAACGTCAAAATTAACGGCATCGCGCGCAAGGCGGCCACAAATTCCACGGTTGACATAACGCTGACCGGCACCGCAGGAACGACAATCACTAATGGCTCGGTGAAAGATGCTAACGGCATCATCTGGAACCTGCCAGCAACTGTGACCATCGATACCAGCGGCGCTGTCACAGTGACGGCTACGTGCGCTAATTCAGGTGCTGTTGCTGCTGTAGCAGGCAGTATCACCAAAATAAACACACCAACGCGCGGCTGGACGGCAGTTTCAAACGCAAATGCGGCCACCGTTGGGACCGCAGCAGAAACGGATGCTCAGTTGCGCATACGGCAGGCGCAAAGTGTTGCAATACCGTCGCTAACGCCATTCGAGGCAGTCGATGGTGCGATCGCAAACGTAACTGGCGTGACCCGTCACAAGCTCTACGAGAATGATACTGGTTCGGTAGACAGCAATGGCATTCCTGCGCATTCGATCGCGGCAATTGTTGATGGCGGGGACGTCACGGATATTGCGCAGACCATTCGTGGCAAGAAAGGTCAGGGTGTCAGCACTTTTGGTTCGACGACGGTAACCGTGCCGGATAAATACGATAACCCGCATGCCATCAGTTTCTCACGGTCAACTGACGTGCCGATATATATCGCCATGACGCTGAAAGTTTTCACCGGTTACACGACACAAATTGGCGAGCAGATAAAACAGGCGATTGCTGATTACATTAACGGCCTGACGATAGGTGATGATGTGCTACTCAGCCGTCTTTACTCTCCCGCCAACCTTGGGGTCGTGAGCGGCGGCAATGCGAAATACTATGACATCAACGCGATGGCGATTGGTAAGTCGGCCGGGACGGTGGCGGCCTCCAATGTCGTAATAGACTTCAACGAGTCAGCATCCTGCAGCACGGCAAATATCGCGCTCACGGTGACATCATGAGTAAATACACCGACCTGATAACGAACTACCACAGGGGAAAGCCCCTGTTTGTTCAGCATGTCGATCTGTCTACGCGGCCGCTTTCAGACACATCTTCCGCGCTGCAAAGCCTTATCGATGCCTTCGACATTGACAGTGCGGTCGGCGTACAGCTGGACATGCTGGGAGAATGGATAGGTCGTACGCGTATCGTCAGCCAGCCTATTTCTGGGGTGTATTTCTCTTTCGATACTGACGGGCTGGGGTGGGATCAGGGAGTCTGGCAGGGACCTTACGACCCAGACGCAGGTTTCACAAGCCTGAGTGATGACACTTACCGCATCGTCCTGAAAGCGAAGATTGCCATCAACAACTGGGATGGGCAAAACGATTCATTACCACCAATTTTGGAAACAGCCCTGGATGGTTCAGGCCTAAAAATGCAGATCGTAGACAACCAAGACATGACTATTTCAGTATGGGTTTTTCCAGAAATAGATATATCTCTTGTGTCACGAGAGCTGATAGCTGCAATTAAACAAGGATACCTGACCGTAAAAGCGGCCGGGGTGAGGGCTGGCGATGTGCAAATGCCTTCAATTTTGACACCTTCAGTAGGCTCAAGATTTTTCGGCTTCGATTTGGATAATGACTATATCGCCGGATTTGATGACGGCGCATGGGGAGTAAATCTTTAATGTCTACTAATAACTTTAAAGCTTTCGGCATTGGCGCCGGGGCTAATGTCACCAGTCAGTCAGACTATGAAGCCCTTGCGGCACTCCTGACCGGATTTCAAAGTGGTAAGGCATCGTCCGCGCAGATAAATAAGGCGCTTCGTCAGTCAACCACGATGGCCTATGTTCTGGCTCAGTTTATTTCTGATTCTGCTGCAGTTGATGTGCTGGATAATGGAACGCCAGCAACAATCCTTGCCAACTTGAAAAAAGGAATGACAAGTCTGACTCCTGGGCGGCTTATCGGAGTACAAATTATAACGTCATCTGGGACATATACACCTACTCCCGGGGCTAAAACAGGGAAAGTGAGAGGAGTTGGTGGAGGTGGTGGAGGTGGTGGCTGCCCATCCACTTCTACAGGCCAGCAGGCTTGTGCAAACGGAGGCCTTTCAGGAGGCTACGCAGAGGTTCAATTTGATATCACAGCGTCAAGTTATGCGGTAACCATTGGTGCAGCTGGAGCTGCTGGCACCAAGACTCCGACGGCTGGAGGTGATGGTGGTAGTACCATACTGGCTGGAATTGTAACAATCCCGGGAGGGCCTGGAGGCGGCGCAGGAGCTGCATCCACCTCAACAGTAACCGTGGGAAATATCGGCGCGTCTTCTATTTTTCCGACTGTGTCATCAGGAAAGACTTTAATCTCTTTGCCTCCTGCACCAGGAGAGCCATTTATTACTCTCGGCAGTTCAGCGCAACAGCAACGAGGCGGCCGTGGGGGCAGTAATCTTTTGGGGGTTGGTGGAGCTCCTGGGTCTGGAAGTCCAGGCGTTGCAGGGAAAGGATACGGATCTGGCGGTGGCGGATGTTCACAATATGCTTCAAATGCTGGGGATGTTGGCGGTGCTGGGATGCCTGGAATTCTAATTATTGAGGAATATGCATAATGGGCAACTGGGCTTTGATAAAAGATGGAGTGGTTATCAATACCATTTTATGGGATGGTCAGGAATTATCCCCTATGGCCATTGATGAAGGGGTTTTAGCCATAGAGTTAAAAGAAGATCAAGCCGTTAGTACGGGATATTCGTATGGAGAAGGGAGCTTCACTCCCCCCCAACCAACCGAAGAGGAATTGCAGGCTCAAAAACAGCTAATGATTCTTAACAATACAGGTAAAAAGGAATCCCTTATGGAGTTGGCAGGCAATAAAATAGGGGTTTTGCAAGATGCTGTTGATTTAGAAATGGCAACTGATGAAGAATCAGCCGAATTGCCATTATGGAAAAAATTTAGAGTTCTTGTAAGCCGGATTGATGCCAATGTATCTACAGAAATTACTTGGCCTGATCTTCCTTCATCATAACGGCAGCTTAATCTTTTCCAAAACCCGTGTTAGAGTTCTGTAAGGACAGCATGTGGAGCGGAAAGTGAAGATAAATTTTGCAAATCAGTTAAGAGGAGTGGCGGCTATGATGGTCGTCATTTCTCATCTTTTAGGTTCATATTTCTTCCAAAAGCCTTACGTTTCCGCTGTAATAGGAAGTGATATTGAGCCTAGGCTTTATTCAGATTTTGCAATAGTTTTATGGCTTTCCGAGCATCATCTAAATATTAACTTTGGGCCGCTGGGCGTAAGCATATTTTTCCTAATAAGCGGCTTCGTTATAATGTTTTCCCTTGGGAAAATGAGCCCGTCCAAATTTTTATGCCAGAGGTGGTTCAGGATACTCCCTACTTATTGGATATCATTGATCGTTTGCTTTGGTTTTACGCTGGTTTCGTCTTATTACTTTGGTAATAGCAGTGGTTATTTGGGGTATGATATTAATGGCTTTATCTCCAATATATTGCTGTATAACGATATAGCGGGATACTCATCAATGGACTTTGTAAACTGGTCCCTAACTATAGAAATAGCGTTCTATATTACATTTGCAGTTCTAGCGTGCGCAAAATCCAAAACAAAAGATGAGAAAATGTTGAATCTCATGATGATCGCCATGACCACGCTAATGGTTTTTTATTTTGTTATTAAATTCATGAGCTTTTCGCTCCCAGCTTGGGTCCTTACGTCCATATATAGATCTAAGTTCATAGATTATATGTGCATAGGTTATGCGTTTTTTCTTCACTTTCAAGGCAAGATTTCGCTACGGAAATTAATTGCGTTATCTTCGGTTTTTTTTGTGCTTTTTTGGGTGGAGATGTTAATAGAAGAAGATATAAATCAAATGAAAGTAATTGGGACTAATTATGCCTATGGTTTGACTATCTTTTCGATTTGTTATGCGCTCAAAAACAGGTTTGAAAAAGTAAAGGTGCTAGACTTTTTGGCTGATGTTAGTTACCCGTTATATCTTCTACATGCAACCTGTGGATATGCATTAATATCTGTATTGTTAGACTTGAATTTTGGCATGAATGCTTCATTCATTATTTCACTTATTGTTTTGTTGTTTTTTGCTTGGAGTATGCACAGGCTAATCGAAGTGCCATTTAATAATATCGGTAAAAAATTGACTATCAAGGCAGCACCAACCTTATAAAAAAGCCCCGGCGACGGGGCAGACTCATACCGCGCCCATCTGAGCAGGCTGCGGGGTAGGTGACTACAGTTTAGTCATTCACGCCGACACCTTCCGAAAAAATCCCTTTCTCATCATGCTTCTCACAAAATCCCCAAACGCAGCGGCTTGCCAAAAAACCCTCTCGATATTACTGTGTTTATATACAGTAATTTTAAAAGGGGAAATTTATGGCGCGCGGGTACGAAGTAGGCTGGGCATTTCGGGACGCTATCAAGCTGGACAGTCGCAGTAGACGAATGGTGACAACGAACGATTTCCGCCTGGCATTGGCAAAGTACAACCACATCTGGACGATGGAGCAGTGCAACGAGTATATCCTGCGCTACCAGTCGAATTTCTTTGAGATAGACGCTGTGAAGGAAAACAAGACGTGGGCGCTGCGCAACATGGGGTATGTGATGTGACCGGCCCATTTGAGCCGTACGACCTAAACCAGGCAAAACCGGGCTACACGCCTTTCACATCGAGCAGCTTCCGCATCGAAACTCAGGATGGCTTTGTCATCGTGGACAGCGCGGAACGGGCGAAGCCTGGTGACGAAGTGGCGTTTCAGTACGACGGCTATCCGATGATAGGGATTTTGTTTTCTTCCGGGCTGATTACGCCAGACGGTGAAACCCTGGAAGGCGAGGTGATGGAGAGGATTATCGTACTGGGTAAAGTGACGGCAACGATTCTCGACGATAAAGAACCGGACCGACCGACGATATAAGAAGGAGCTAAATTCACCGTTGCGTACCAAAATGCGTACAGAGAAGAAAGGATATAAAAATTAATTAATATAAATCAATGGGTAGTACTTATGTGTTCGTAATCGTGAAACAAGAAAGTGCGTTCAGAGGCGGGCACGAGCATATCCTGTACTGGGAAAACAACGCACAGCATAGTCGCTTGCGTCGCCAGTCACAACCACGCCAGAGCAGGTTGCGTGTAGCTGCGCGGTCTGCCGGCTCAGGGCATGATTAATGCCCGAGCATCGCGCAGCGATAAGTTATCTTTTTGCCAGTTCGCGACGCGCCAGTTCGGCTAAAAAACCGCTTCTGGAGCTAAATTCCTGGTGTGATTCAACGAAACGGTCGATGCGCGTCAAAAGACTTTGCGGCAGGGTAATATTCAGCTTTACCGCCTTACCCTCATACTTGCTGATATCAATATCGATAACGGCCCATATGCCGCCCTGGCACTCGTCACTCTCTAAGTAAAATGCCATGCCTTTGGTGTGAGGCACGGGCATGCCGCTCTCCGCCAGGGCTTCCAGATGAATATCTATCGCTGCGCCTGCATCAAGAATAGCGTCATCTACCGTCTCGCCCGCAAAAAAACAGCCTTCAATATCAGGTACCAAACCTGAATAGCTACCCGAGTCGGTCTGGTGCAAGTAAACCGGAAATCTCAT